GAATCAGCAAGCAGACATCGGCGACACTTATGATGCTACTAACGACTGGTTTGTTTCTCCTCAACCTTATCCATCATGGACTTTAGATCAGTCAGGTCTTTGGGAGCCGCCTGTTTCACGCCCATCTTCTGACGGTACAAATTGGTTTTTATGGAACGAAGACACCCTATCTTGGGATGAGTATAGCTAAGGCTAATGGTGAGCTAGATGGCGAATCAGTCGCAACCGCCAAGCCCAACTGGATCTTTATGGACCGATTGGGCTATACGGCTCAACACATACCTGAACCGCGTCAGGACTCTTTTACAGCACAAGTCTGGAGATGAGTCGGCGGAGACAGAAGGTGTCTTGCTGTATGACCCAGAGTTAGATCATGTTGTCGTCTCAAGCAATGGTGCGTTTGAGCCTTTAGCCTGGGGACATAACAGCTATGGTTCTTTTTACAGCACTGCCACTCATTCAGCAGGATCGACAAATACCGCAACAGCTATCACATGGGAAAACACTGCGCTCAGTAACGATGTAGCAATAGACGGTGTTGTGACAAGTCGCATCAACTTCACCTACGCTGGGACGTATCAGATCGACTTCTCATGCGAGTTGCAGTCTGGTAACTCAAGCAGTAAGACGGTGTACATCTGGCCTCGCGTCAACGGGACTGATGTTACATTCTCAACAATTGTCCACACAGTCGCAAACGCTGGTGAGTCCAAAACAGTCAGCAGATCTGGTATATTTGAGCTTAGTGCAGGCGATTACATTGAAGCATATTACGCGGTAACAGATACAAATCTCACTATTGATGGTTCAGCCGCAACAGCATTCTCCCCTGCTTCACCATCCGCAACTATCATGATTACGGAGTTGAGATAAATGCCATTAGTACCACTCGAAATACAACCAGGTGTTTATCGCAACGGCACTGAGTATCAGGCAAAGGGCAGGTGGTATGACACTAACCTTGTCCGCTGGAGAGAAGGTAAGTTAGAGCCGATTGGTGGGTGGACTAAATACTCAGACACTCAACTTACTGGTATATGCCGAGGCATCCTCACATGGCGAGCTAACGATGCAACTCGTTGGTTAGCACTCGGCACAGAGACTAATCTGTACTCTGCACAAGGCGGAACGCTGTACGACATCACTCCAGCTAACTTCACTGACGGGAAGGCGAGTTCAGTCCCTGGTTACGGTTATGGCGCAGGAGCGTATGGTGATGCGAACTACGGTGACGCTCGCTCAACATCACTCCTTATTGAATTAACAACATGGTCAATGGATAACTGGGGCGAGTATTTGGTTGCTTGTTCTAGCACTGATGGACGAGTCGTTGAGTATCAATTAGGCGTGACCGGCGGCAGTAATTTGGTCACAAACGGGACTTTTGATGCCGACTCTGATTGGACAAAGGGTACAGGATGGGCAATTGCTTCTGGTGTTGCGTCATGGACTGGAACCACTGCGGCTAACTTAGAGCAAACGATTACTGGTTTGACAGACACCAAGACCTATGAAGTCTTGATCACTCTGATCGATCCAGACAACGATGCGGATGCGACTACGATCCCTAGCGCAAAGATCAAGGTGACCGGCTCTACATCAACCACAGAGCTAATGGACAAGACGCTGACTGTCGGAGCCAACGTGTTCCGGTTCGTTACTGACGATACATCTGTGGATATTGATATCTACCCATCGTCTGACTCTGAGCCTAACTTTGACGTTGACGCTGTGAGCATCTTATTGGTTCCTGCGGCAGAGGTCATTGCTAACGCGCCAGTGAATAATGTAGGCGTGATCGTGACAAACGAGCGTTATCTCGTGTGCCTGGGTGCTGGCGGTAACAAGCGCAAGGTCCAATGGTCTACGCAGGAAGACAACACAGTCTGGACACCTGCGGCTACGAATACTGCTGGTGACCTAGAGTTAGAAACCTCTGGACGTATCCGGTGCGCTCGCAAGGTAGGCAACGACATTCTAATCTGGACAGACACAGACGTACACTTGATGCGTTACGTTGGACCTCCATTCGTTTATGGCATTGAGCGTGTCGCGACTGGTGCTGGTATTGTTGGCCCTAACGCTGTCGCTGTGGCAGGTAACACTGCGATCTGGCTGAGCGAATCAGGGTTCTGGACCTACGATGGTTCTGTAAGGCCGCTTCAGTGTGACGCATTGTTAGAGGTCACAGATAGTATGAATCGCCAACAGCAGGCTAAGACCTTTGGCGGCCACAACTCTGAGTTTGGTGAGTTCTGGTTCTTCTATCCATCAACCGACACGCCAGAAGATACCGGCGAGAACGACAAGTACATCGCGTACAACTATCGTCTAAGCCACTGGATGATCGGGTCACTCAGCAGAACTGCATGGGAGGACCAAGGGACATACAACAATCCATTCGGTGTTGGTGCTGATAGATACATCTACGAGCATGAGAACGGTTGGACTAATGATGGCACGACTCGTGTCGGTACAGTCTACGCTCAGTCTGGACCAGTAGAGATCGGGCAAGGTGATCGCTTTGCAGTGGTCAACAGGATCATCGCAGACGAGTACGCACAGTTACCTTCGGTGAAGGCGACTATCACCGCACAAAAGACACCACAGGACACTGGATCATCCTATGAATACACATTCGATCAGGTTGATGGCTATGTGGACACCAGGATCAATGCTCGACAGCTACAGGTTAAACTAGAGGCTGTTGAGGACGATGGATTTAAGTTTGGCACACTCCGCATGGACGTAAGACAAGGTAGTCGCCGGTAGTGAGTGTAGAGGCCGAGCTAGATCGGTGCAGGCCGTGGATTGAGGCGGCACTAGAGTACGCAGGCGGGACGCACATCTATGAGGATATCGTCCAGTCTGTGATGGAAGGCAAGATGCAATTGTGGGCAGGAGAAAAGGGATGCGCTGTTACAGAAATCATCCAATACCCACGCAAAAAGGTCATCCATGTGTTTCTAGCGGGTGGAGATATGAGTCAAATCATTGATTTTGAGGCATCTGCGCTAGAATTTGGTAGAATGAACGGGTGTACAACAATGACGCTTGCAGGGCGCAAGGGTTGGACAAAAGTTTTAGGCAACCACGGTTGGAAAGAATCGTTCGTTGTCATGAGCAAGGAGACTTCTTAAATGAGCGGCGGTAAAGGCGGAAGCCAGTCAGCACAGGTTCAAATTCCACAGTGGGCGGAAGACGCGGCAAGACAAAACATCGCTCGCGCTCAGGCCGTTCAGAACATGCCGTATGCGCCGATTATGGGGCCGACTATGGCAGGGTTCACATCTGGACAAAAAGCCGGTATGGAGTCTCAGGCGGCACTTGCACAGCGCATGGGCATCATCCCACAAAGCTACGATGTTGCATCTGGTTACATGCCAGGTGAGATCGATGTGGGCAATGGTCTGACAGCATACGCAAGCTATCCTGGAGCCAAAGAGCGAGTCCTTGCCGCCTTTGAAGAGAATCCAGCACTGCAACGCTCGTATGAATCTCTGTACGCAAACGCTCCAACGTACCAAGAAATCAGAACTGCTGACTTAATGAGTCAATTACCAAGCAACACACTTGATGCATTGATGGCCTCTCAAGGCGGCGATGGCGATAACACACCTTCAGGCGGTGGGTTCACCGTGGGAGATATACAAGGTTTCGCGCAAAATGATCTAGGCGCTTTGGCGTTCTTACCAGGAAGTATTCTCGCGCAAAAAATAGCTCAAGATTACGTCAATAAGCAAGCAAAAGACCCAACTAGCGACTATTACAATATTAACCAAGGCATTGATGGTAATACTTACACTACAAGCACAGGCGAAGAGCGTGATATTTCAGGCTTGAGCGCAGAAGCAAGATCAGGTTTATCGAAAACATCTTTCGATAGCGCTTATGGGTTTGGAGATTAGTAATGGCAGTTTTAATCGGATCACAACCAGGTGCTACTTTCGCATTACCTCAGCGTGATACATTGAATTACGGCGCTCCTGCTCCAGTAGCTATCGGCCCTACACCAACAGATATTGCTATGAGCAGTGGGGTTACGCAGGGTACTACTATTGATACCCCTTATATTCCTACAGCAAATGACATTGGGTTGTACTTAAATGCGCGTCCAGATATCACTGATCAAGAAATCAGAGATGCTTTAGCGCAATATAACATCAGCCCTGAATTGGTTGCACAGGCGTCACAAGATGCTCAATCAAGAATCGCATCTGCATCTGCACCTGTAGAGGACACGGCAGTGAGTGACCAATACTCTGCCGGAGGAAGACCTGCTCCTACAGCGGCTACAGAGCCAAAAAGCCTGTTCGATACTTCACTAGACTACATGAAGCGTAGCGCTGAAGGCACTGAGACGTTAGCTAGTTACACTCCAGAGACAGTTACAGCAGGAACACTACCTGGTGTAGATATCTCTCAATACATGGACCCATACACTCAACAGGTCATTGATACATCACTAGCAGATCTTGAGCGTCAGCGTTTAATCCAACAGCAAGGTATCGGCGCACAGGCGCAGGCGGCAGGTGCGTTCGGCGGATCTCGCATGGGCATCCAAGAGGCAATGACCAATGAGGCGTTTGCTCGTCAAGCAGGTACATTGGCGGCAGGACTACGTTCAGCAGGATTTACTCAGGCGCAAAACCTCGCGCAAACAGATTTGGCTCGTCAGCTACAGGCTGATCAGTTAAATCAAGCGGCAGGACTTTCTGGCGCTCAGTTCCAACTCGGTGCTTACAACCAACTTGGTGGCATGGGTCTAACTGGGTACAACCTAGCAAACCAACAGATGAACCAGTTCATGGCGAACGAGGCTATGAAGCAAGGCTTGCAAACTAACCTGTACGGTCAGCAAGTAGGTCAGGCTACAGGATTCTTTGGACAGCCAGTACAAAGCCTACCGTATGTATCAGCGGCACTCGGAGCATCTCCAATGCCACAGACAACAACACAAAGCCGTTCGCCAGGTGCGTTTGATTACCTTACGTTAGGCGCGTACATGTTCCCATACAGGTAAGCGGAGAAGACAATGTTAAGACCACGCGGAATGGGGATCATGGATTTCATCGCTAAGACAGGCGCTGATCTCATCACTCCTCCACAGGCAAGTCCAATAGTTCAAAATCAAAGTTATTTGAGCAGATCAATGGGCCGCCCACAGGTTGATATTTCAGCAACATTGCCAACAAAGATGAACACAGCATACCCATCTGGGATGGTTGCTATGCAGGAAACAACCCCACAAGTTCAGGCAATGATGCGCGGACAAGCTCCAGAGCGCACTGCGACAGTAACACCTCCACAGGTAACAGCGGCTCGCCCACAGATGCTTGAGCCTAACCGCATGATAGGTGAGCGTGGACCTGTTGGATCTGGCGTAATGCAACCAGGTATGGATCGCGAGAAGATGATCGCGGCGGCTAAGGTTGCAGAGGTTGAAGCCAAGAACCCAGAACTCAAAGCAGATCCATCATTCCAAGATCGAGTCAAAGGATTTTTTGGCGACAGAGAGAAGATGCTCGGACTCGCACTGGCGTTCAACTCGATGCGGTTAAATCCAGACACTGGACTTGCTACGATCATTGGCTCTGAACTGAAGGACATCCGGGACACTCGCAGGATACAGGCGACAGCAAATCGTACAGCAGATGCTTTAGAGAAGTTCGATCCTAAGCTCGCGCAAGCAGTTAGAGAAGGAATGGACCCTAAAACTGCTATCGAGATGTATCAATCTCAGAGAAAAGGTGTTGTTGTCGGCAAGAAGATCGTCAACCCATACACATCACAAGTCATTTATGACGGCACTGGTGAAGATGGAGAGCTTCCGGCGGCATATAGAACATTACAGTTGCGCGCTGAAGCGGCAGGACTAAAACCTGGAACCGAACCGTTCAATCAATTTATGATCAATGGCGGTCAACGCTCAGGATTGAGTATTAAGACAAATCCTGACGGCACATTTGAGATCACTGAAGGCGGTGCGACTGCAAGTAAGTTGACTGAAGGTCAGACAAACGCTTTGACATTCGGCGGACGTATGCAGTCATCTGGACAAATCTTGAATCAGGTTGAGTCGCAAGGGACAGACCTTTATCAAAGTTTAGTGCAAAATATTCCAATTGCAGGTAACTATTTATTGAGTCCTGAATATCAGTCGTACTCACAGGCAAAACGCGATTTCATTAACGCTGTGTTGCGTAAGGAGTCAGGTGCGGCAATTGCGGCCAGTGAGTTTGATAACGCTGACAAACAATACTTCCCACAACCTGGGGACAGCGATCAAGTAATATCACAAAAACGTGCTAATCGTGAATTGGCAACTAAATTGATGATGGCTGGCGTTCCTATCAAGGGATTAACAGAAGATCCAAAAGTGATCTTGCAAAATGTAGCTCAAGGTATTCAAAAGCCTGCTGGGGTATCTCAGCAAATCTGGGATGCAATGACTAATGAAGAAAGGCTTGCATTTAAGTAAGGAGCGGAAATGACCCCGACACCACAACAACAGGCCGCTATTGATGCCGCAACAGCAAGGCTTGGCGGATCGGTAACAACTCCAGGTGGGCAAACATTCACTCCTGAACAAATGCGTATCATGGAGCAAGTGCAGGAAAGGGTTAAGGCCAAGTCATATGATGTGGTTAAGACTCTTCCTGATGGCTCTCAAGTTTTGCAGTTCAGTGATGGAACAATGCAAGTTCTCAACCAAGAGGCAGGACTTGCATCGAAAGACCCAGATATCGTCAACGCGGCAATGCGCGGCGAAAGCCCAGTAGAGGCATCAAGGCAGAAACGCGCAGGAGAGATCCTTGCACAGCCTGGAGCGATGCGAGGCGCTAAAGGTGCAACTTTACTCAAGGGTCTTCCTTTTGCTGGATCGTACATGGATGAGTTCATTGGTCAGACACCTCGTGAAGAGGCGCAGATCAGAGGTCTACAATCGGCATTTGAAACACAGCGTCCAGGTGAGGCATTAGCAGGACAGGTTGCTGGCGGAGTTGCTGGTGGCTCGGTATTGGGCTTAGGTTCAACATTCGTTGGCGGGGCGCAGTTAATTGATAAAATCTCTCGCCTACCGAGAGCAGGAAAGTATCTATCGTATCTTGGTCTTGGTGGCGCACTCGGCGGCAGTGAGGCCGCTATCTATGCGACTGGCGAAGACAAAGATCCAACAAAGGCTGGAATGATTGGCGGTGCTATTGGTGGTGCAGTTGCAACAGGTGTCCCCGCAATTGGCTCAACATTAGCCAAAGGGTACGCAAACCTCAAAACATTCTTAGGACGTAAAGACCTAACGAACATTGCATCGACTCTTGGTGTATCAAACGAAACTGCAAAAGTTATTCAGTCTGTTGTACAGCAGGGTGATGCTGATCTCGCTGATATGTTGGCGGCGATTGATCGCGCAGGCGAGCAGGGTATGATCGCTGATGCAGATATCGCTACTCAGGTGTTGCTTGATGCGGCGGCGGCTACAGAAGGTGGAGCGGCGGCCATTGTTCGTTCTGCTGTAGAAGGCAGAGCCAAGCAAGCAGGTCAGCAGTTAGAGACGACTCTTGGTGAAACCATTTCTCCGCGCCCAACTACTGCGGCAGGTGAAGCGGCTGATGTACAAGATATCGCCTCAGAGATTGCGGCTCAGACAAGACCACAAAGACAAGCGGCATACAACAAGGCATACAACACTCCAGTACGTTATGACACAGACGCAGGTAGAGCGATTGAGTCTCTGATCGGACGCATTCCATCTGGAACTTTGCGTAAGGCGATCAGTGAAGCAAACGACACAATGCAAGTAGAGGGTGTTGGCACTAAACAGATTATGGCTGATATCGCTGATGATGGATCAGTAACATTTATCGAAATGCCAAACATGGTACAGCTAGACTATATCAAGCGCTCTCTCGGAAAGATCGGCCAAGAAGTAGACAACCTCGGAAGACCAACATCTGAGGCAGGCCGCGCTCAGTCTCTATATCGTGAGTTAAGCACAGCGCTTGGCATAGCGGTTCCAGCATACAAGGAAGCCGTGAAACTTGGCGGAGATAAGATAGGCCGAGATCAGGCGCTACAGATTGGCGAGAGCGCATTAAAAACAAATGTGACTCCTCGTCAGGTTGCTCGTGATCTTGCAGGTCTTGATGAGGGCCAAAAGTTATACGCTCGTGTTGGACTGCGTGACGCGATTGAGCGCACTATCGATAACGTAAAGGCAACCATTGCATCTCCTGATGTTGATGTGAAAGCACTGCAAAACATTTTGCGTGATCTTTCATCTAAGGCAAATCAGTCTAAGGTGAAGTACATAATCGGTAATGAGAACGCGGCTAAGTTGTTCAGAGAGTTAGAAAAAGCCAATGCGGCGCTCTCTCTACGGGCGGCTGTTGCAGTGAACTCAAAGACAGCGATTAGGCAGTCAATGAAAGAAAGCATTGAGGCTTTAACAGAGCCTGGTGCTTTACAAACTGCAATGCAGGGTGAGCCAATCACAGCAATTCAGCAAGTAGTTAAGGCAACCACTGGCGCTGGCACTGAGTACACAGAAGCTCAGAAGAGCCAGATCATGCGTGAGATTGCTCGTGCAATGACCCAGGCTCGTGGCGAGGCGGCAAAAGATCAGTTGAAAGTGATTTATAATGCTGTGAAAGAGAATCGTGCGACAGCCGAAGAAATGCAGAGGGCGGCAGATTTCTTAGTGAATAGTGTTACATTACCATCTGCAATGTTTGGAACAGCGGCGGCGACTAGGGATCAACAATGATAGACAAACCACAACCAATGGATGAAGGTCAGATCGAAAGCATTGCTCGTGATGCTGTATCTGACGCTATCGACTTCATTGAGTCTGAGATCGCTCAGGATCGTATTAAGGCGCAACGCTACTTTGAAGGCGAGGTAGACCTCGGTGAAGAGGAAGGCCGGAGCAAGATTGTAGCGACTAAGGTGCGTGACACCATTCGCCAGATCAAGCCATCCCTGATGCGTGTGTTCCTATCAAATGAGAGCTATGTCCAGTTCACTCCATCTAAGCCACAGGACGTTGAGGCGGCTGACGTAGCCACTCGGTACGTCCACTCTCAGTTCACTGAGAAGAATGGCTATCGAGTTATCAACGATGTGTTCCACGATGCACTGTTGAAAAAGGCAGGTGTTGTAAAGGTCTACTGGGACGAGGCACAGAAGTCAGATACACACGAGTACACTAACCTGACAGAAGAAGAGTTCATGCTTCTGGCCCAGGATGATGACGTTGATGTCACTCAGCACTCAGTTACTTACGAGGTGCAGATGGACGAGCAAGGAGTGGAGATACAGATTCCATTCCATGACGCAAAGATTGTACGCACAACAACAGAAGGCTCGTTGCGCGTTGAGTCAGTACCTCCAGAAGAGTTCTTTGTAGACCGTAACTCTAAGTCGATTGACGACTTCTATGTGATCGGCCACAGAACAGAGATGCGAGCCGGTGACTTGGTTGCGATGGGTTATGACCCTGACATCGTGTTCAGCCTATCTGGTATCTCTGATCACGACACAATGGCTGAGGCGGAAGACTTTGAACGCCGTGGCTACGATCAAGAGCAAGATGAAGATATCCGCGATCCATCAATGCGTAAGGTTGCTGTCACAGAAGCCTATATGCGTATCGATGTGGATGGCACTGGCGTGGCACAGTTGCACAAGATCACGATGGGTGGTGGACAGTATCAACTACTCGACTATGAGCCTTGGGATCAAATCCCATTCGCAGTATTTGAGTGTGACCCAGAGCCACATGCGTTCTTTGGGCGCTCAGTTGCTGATCTGATCATTGAAGACCAGGATGCGGCAACGGCTATCTTGCGTGGTGTTCTTGATAACATTGCAATGGTCAACAATCCTCGCCTAGCGATGGTTGAGGGTCAGGTAAACATTGATGATCTACTGAACAACGAGATCGGTGGCATTGTTCGCCTACGCGATCCAAACGCAGTACAGCAACTCAACATCCCATTTGCGGCAGGCCAAGTGCTTGGAGCGATGCAGTATTACGATCAGGTAGTCGAGTCAAAGACTGGTGTCTCAAAGGCATCTGTTGGCCTAGATCCTGATGCGCTGAACAATCAGACAGCGACAGCGGCTCGTCTCACAGCGAGTGCGGCGGCAGGACAGATTGAGGTCATTGCTCGCAACTTAGCAGAGGGCGGTATGTCACGCATGTTCAAGCTCATGCTGAAGCTACTTGCCGAGAACTCTCCAGAAGAACAAATGATGCGTATGACCGGCGGTATGTTTAGACCGATTGATCCGCGCTCATGGAACACAGAGATGTCGATTTCTGTGAATGTAGGCTTGGGTACTGGTAAGGAAGATGAGCGTCTCATGGCGCTTCAGCAGACCTTACAGACACAGTTGCAGTTCTATCAGACAGGCGGTCCAAACAACGGCATCGTCAGTATGACAAACATCCGCAATACTTTGGCCGATATCCTGGCGATCACAGGTATCCGCAACTCTGATCGCTACTACCAGACAATGACTCCTGAGATCGAAGCTCAGTTGATCATGATGCAACAGCAGGCAATGGCTCAGGCGGCACAAGGTCAGCAAGACCAACAGGCGCAAGCACTGGTGCAGGCCGAGACAATCCGAGCGCAGGCTAAGGCTCAGTCAGATCTGGCTAAGATCCAGTTGGATGCTCAGAAGGCTCTGGCACAGGATGACCGCGAGCGCGATAAGATGGATCAAGACCTACTTATCAAGGCCGCTGAGATCATCGGCAAGTACGGCACTGCGGTAGACGTAGAGAACATCAAGAGCATGCAAAAACAGCAACGATTCGCTGATGTGTCTCCGGCTCAAGCAGTCGCTCAAAGTAGGTACTAATGTCGAACATTAAAGATAGGGCTGGAAAGATACGCGATCTCATGCGTGACGAGACATTCAGGGATGTCATGCAAGGGGTCAGAACTGAGCAAGTTGGTGTATTTTTATCCAGTAATGCTACAATCGAAGATATTGAGGAAGCGCATCAAATCGTTGTTGCACTTGATAAAATTGAGGCGTACATGCGTACCGTACTAAATGACGAGGCCGTGTACGACAAGAAAAACACTTAGACTGGAGACACTGGACCGTGGAAACGACAGAATCTAGTAATGGGCCAATGACTGTTGAGTCGGCGGCGGAACTTCTCGTACAGCGGGAAGAAGAGCAACCAGAAGCGACTGAAGAGGTAGCTGAGGCTGAGGAAGGACAACCCGTAGCGGATTCTTTCGATGAGGCCGATGACTCGGATGACGGTGAGGTTGAGGATGTCGATGCCGATGAAGTCAACGAGGTTGATGATGACGCAGAAGACGAGGATGAGTACGAAGACAACGAGGAAGACGTTGAGGAAACGGACCCTGCGCTAGAAGCACATACCGTAAAGGTAGACGGGCAAGAATTGCAGGTAACTCTCGAAGAACTCAAGCGTGGTTACTCAGGTCAGCAGTACGTCCAAAAGGGCATGCAACAGGTTGCTGAGGCGCGTAAAGCGGCGGAGGCACAGTACAGCGCCCTAATGCAAGAAAGACAAAATCTTGCACAGTTGGTAGAACAGGTACAACACGGTGGTATTGCGCCTCCTGTAGAGCCAAATGAGGAAATGTTTAAGGATGACCCCATCGGCTACTTTGAAGCCAAGATGGAGTTTGACGCGCAAGCTAAGAAGTGGAACGCGGTACAGCAAGAGCTAGCCGCCAAAGCAGAACAGCAAACTTACGCTGAGCAACAAGCCAAACAGGCTATGGCTCAACAAGAGGCGCAGATCCTTATGGAGAAGATACCTGAGTTGCGTGACGCTGGTAAGGCAACGCAGTTCAAGAAAGATATCGTACAGGTAGCGACAGAGGTATATGGATACCCAGAGGAGCTACTAGGTAACATCACAAGTCACCGAGACTTATTAGTGTTACGAGACGCGATGATGTATCGGAAACTCATGGGCAACGAGGACAAGGTGAAGGGTAAGGTCAAAAAGGCCAGTCCAGTCATCAAGCCAGGTACTAAGAAAGTTACTACCAACAATGACGTAGCTCGTAAGAAGCGAGCCAAACTGAGAAAGTCAGGTAGCGTTGAAGACGCACTGGCACTGATGTTGAATAACTAACTTGAGGTAATAGACATGGCACAGCCAACCAACACTTTTGACAGCTATGATGCTGTCGGTATCCGCGAGTCGCTAGAGGACCTGATATACGATGTAAGCCCCGAAGACACGCCGTTTTATAGTGCTTGCGCGAAAGTAAAGGCAACTAACACTTTGCACGAGTGGCAAACAGACGCATTACGCGCATCAGCGGCAAACGCTCACGTTGAAGGTGACGACACCACTGCTGAAGCTCGTACAGCGACTTCACGTTTGGGTAACTACACTCAAATCTT